TGACTATGTAATTCGTAAATTAAGCAGATGGCATATACCAAAAAAGACGGAAAATCCAATAAATCTATAGTTGATGAGACTTTAGACTTGTTTGACAAGTACTCTGCAAAAAGAGATACTTGGGCAGTTCAAGCTAAAGAAGATAAAGAATTTAGACTAGGTAAACAATGGAGCGCTGAGCAAAGAGAAGTGTTAGAAGGAAGAGGTCAGGCTCCTATAGTTATTAATAGAATACATCCAGCTGTGGAAACTGCTAAAGCTATGCTTACTTCTAATAGGCCTTCTTTTAGAGTAGCTCCAAGAGAAGATTCTGATAATAAAATAGCTCAGGTAATCAGTGCTTTATTATCTTATATGTATGACATTTCTGATGGTAGGGATATTATAAGGCAAGTAGTAGATGATTATTATGTTATGGGGGTAGGATATATACAAGTATATCAAGACCCTATGAAAGATAATGGAAAAGGTGAAGTTTGTTTTCATGATATTGACCCTTTAGATGTTTACGTCGACCCTAATAGTAGGCATAAGTTTTTTGATGATGCTGAAAATATTATAATTTCTAAGTTATTTACTAAAGAACAGGCTAAAAAAATGTACCCAATGTACAATAATGCTATTGATAATGCATCTGATAATTCAGGAAGTCGTTTTGATTTTAATGCACCTGCTACCGTACGCGAAGATGATGGTGAAACTCACTTTCCTGAAGATGTAGGACGATTAGATAATCAAAACTATATCAGAGGATATGAAAGATATTCTATGGTAGATGTAAAAGAGATTAGAACTTTTGAAAAGTTTTCTGGAGCTGAAGAAGTATTTAGTGAAGATGATTTTGAAAATTATTTACAAAGACCTGCGTGGATAATTAATGGTCAAATATTAACCGATGGAGAAAAAGCGCAACAATTATATCAGCAGTTAATAGAGCAAAGAGAAATGATGAAACAGCAACATGCTCTTCAGATGATGGAGCAAGGATATACTGATGAAGCTCAAGTACCAGATGTAGAAATAAACTTTCAAGAAATTAATTTTGGCATGTTAGTAGAAGAAGGTCAAATAGACATTGTTAGAATAACAAATAAAAAAGTTAAACAATGTGTAATTGTAGGTGATAAATTATTATACAAAAGAATATTACCTATAAATCAATATCCTATAGTTCCTATTATGAATATACATACTAGGACTCCTTACCCAATGAGTGATGTAAGAATGGTTAAAGGATTACAGGAATATATAAACAAAACACGTTCTTTGATTATAGCACATGCTACTACAAGTACTAATACAAAGATACTTGTTCCTGAAGGCAGTGTGGATATGAGAGATTTTGAAGAGAAATGGGCTCAACCTGGGGTAGCTATACCATATGACCCTACTGATGGAGCTCCAATGCCAGTTCAACCTACTCCTCTTCCAAATGAATTATTTCAAAACGAAACATCTGCAAAGGCAGATATTGACCACGTTTTAGGTTTGTATGAAATGATGATGGGTAATTCGCAGGCTGCTCCACAAACTTATAAAGCTACTATATCTATTGATGAATTTGGTCAAAGAAAAATGAAATCTAAGTTAGCTGATATTGAAGCTGGGCTTGTAAGAGTAGGTCAAGTTGCTATACCTTTGATGCAACAATTATATACTGAGCAAAAAACATTTAGAGTGGTACAGCCTAACAATTCAATTAACGAGTATGTTATTAACAAGAAACTTGTTGATGACAAAACAGAAGAAATTAAATTAGTTAATGATATAACCGTAGGATTATATGATGTAATAGTTGTATCAGGTTCTACTTTACCAAGCAATAGATATGCTGAACTTGAGTTCTATATGGATGCTTATCAAAAAGGTTTAATAGACCAACAAGAAGTTCTTAAGAAAACAGAAGTATTTGATATGGAAGGCGTATTAGAAAGAACTGATATGATAGCACAGCTAGAAAGCCAATTAGCTCAAGCTGGAGAAGAAATTAAAAGATTAAAAGGAGATTTACAAACTAGAGATAGAGAATCTGTAAATCTTAGAAAGAAAGTCGAAGTTGAGAAATTCAAAGGAGACCTAGACCAGGTTAGCAATAAAGCAAAAGCTGCAGGTACTCTTTATGAAAAACGACTTGATGATAGTTTAGCCACCGTAAAAACGCAAATAAAAGATGCGGCAAATAGAACAAGCTCACCTCCTTCTGGTGGAAAAGGAGCAGCTAAGAAAAAAGGAAGAAAGTAATGTCAGATAATAATACGAATGCAGACACCCCAGTAGAGAGTAATGATACTCAATATACAAGCTTAGAAGAAGCTGTATTTGATACGGGCTCTGCAGACAATATAAATGATGCTTTCACAAGCAATGTTAATCAGGAACAAACTACTGAACCAGCTCCTGAACAAGGACAACCTGAAGTAAGTAACCAAGGAAATGTTGAGCAGACAGCTAATAATGATGAAAAAAGATATCAATATTGGCAGTCTCAAGCTGATAAATATAAAAACGAGCTACAAACTTTGCAACAGCAACAAACTCAAGCTTTTGCACAGCAACAAACTCAAATGCCTCAGCAACAAATGCCTCAGCAACCTCAACAAGAGGAATTTCCTGAAGCACCTGAAAGACCTGCTATGCCTCATGGTTTTAATAGAGAGGAAGCTTACAGCGACCCTTCTAGTGCAAGCGCGAGGTATATAAATGAATTAGATGATTGGCGTGATGATATGAATGAATACAACAGTATTAAGTCACAATATCAAACTGCACTTGTTGAAGAAAAACTTAATAACATGGAAGCTGAAAGGCAAAATGAAATTAAAAGACAGCAAGCTGCTGCTCAAGTAAGACAACAAGAGCAAGAGATAACAAATCATGTTAGAGGTAATTATGGCATGAACGAGGCTGAAGCTGCTGATTTTGTTAAAAAAATGTCAGACCCTAATTCAATAACAGTTGATAATCTTGTCCAATTGTATAGAATGCAACAAGGAAATGCAGCACCGCAGCAAAATCCTGCACCTGCACAACCTAGTCCTGCATTTACACAAACACAAAACGCTCAGCAAGTACCATCTCCTATGGGAGTAATGCCTTCTGGGAATACTAATGTTGATGGTAGAAAACTTGAAGATAAGATTATGGACACAATGATAGGGAATTTTAATAGTAAAAACCCTTGGAAGTAATTTTAATTTAACCGCTCTACTCGAAGGCCTACCAAGGCAGCTGAGAGAGGGCATAATAAGGATGGAATCGAATGGGAACATTTTATTCAGGTCAAGCTGGTAATGACGTTCAAGGTGTCGATATTAACGATACTAGACGAAAGTTTAATTTCGGCGAACGTGTTGCAGAGCTTGCTCCAGTACAAAGTCCATTCTTCGTATATTTATCGAAGGTGGCAAAAAAAGCTACTAATGACCCTGTGTTCAAATTTCTTGAGCAAAGACATCAGTGGCAAAGACGTAATTTTAACTTAGGCGAAGCAGTAGGTTCTGCATCTTATACAGCAGGAACAACCTATGTTAATGATAGTGGTGATGATTTAGTTAAATTGTATGTAAATTACGATAAGTATGGTAAAATACAGTCAGCTGAATATGTACCAGAATTTTTAACAGAAGGATTAATTGTTGCTATTGTAGACACTGGTGGAACAGTAAGAAGATTTAGAGTAGATGCTACTCCTTCTATTACTAGTGGCGCTGGTACTGCAGATACTAAATTGAAAGCTGAGTTTACAGCTACTTGTGCTTTTGCAGATGATGCTAAAGGGCAAGTAATTGGTAGTGCATTTGCTGAAGGAACTGATAGTCCTGTTGGTTGGGAAGATAAATTATTTGACAGAGAAGGTTATTGTCAAATCTTCAAAACTGGTATGAATATCTTTTCTGGAACTGCTATGGCTACTGAATACAGAGGTATCGCTAATGAGTTTCAAAGAGTTTGGCAAGATAAGTTAATGGAACATAAGATGGATATTGAACAAGCTATGTTGTTTGGTGTTGGAGCATCTAGTAATGAGCAAGCAACATCTGCTCCTATTAGAACTTCATGGGGTATTTTACCTTACACTGAAACATATGGCAAGGTTTATAACATGTCTTATGCTTCATCAGGTTATGATGCTTTCTTAGATGCAATGGAAGATTTCTTTGCTCCTGAGTCTGGTAATAGTGGTAATAAACTAGTTCTAGCTTCTAGAAAAGTTATTACTTACTTAAACAAACTTGGAAGTGGTAGTTTCTTAAATAATTCTGTTGGCTCTTCTCAATACAAACTTGACGTACAATCTATACCAGGAGCTTTTGGGCATACTGTAACAATGGTAAATACTATTTTTGGTAATTTACACTTTGTTCAAGAGCCTTTATTAAGAGGTCCTTGGGAAGATTACTGCGTTGCAGTTGACATGAAGAATGTAGCTTACAGACCACTTGTAGGTAATGGAGTTAGTCGTGACACTTTCATTGAAACTAATGTTCAAGATAACGGTGTGGATGGCAGACAAGACCAGATTATTACTGAGGCTGGCCTTGAAATAAGTGTGCCTGAAACTCATGCTATTTTGAAATTTAGTTAGGAGGTTTTCATGGCATTTACATACGCAAAAGAAGATGGTTATGTTAAAGCTACTGAAACTATAACTGTAGACGCTAATAGTAGTGGTAGTGATGTAGAAACATCAGGAAGTTCGCTTCCTTGCACTGGGCATAGTATTGTTTTAGCTCAGGTTGATGAAGATAGTAATATTACTGCTAAGATTCAATACACAATGGATTCAGGACAAGACGTAACTGTTGGTGGAGTTGGTGCCGACCCTTCGGCAGCCTTATCTTCAAGTACTATGACTTGGTATGATGCGAAAGCAACAGAAGGTAATGCTGAAACAGCTGGAGCTGGTGATAATATCTTAGAAGCATATATCGTTCCTAAGAACGCGCAATATGTTAAAGTTGTTATGATAGCTGCAAATGGTTATGGAGGTGGTAGCGAAGCTACTGAATTATGGTTAGATGGTGTTAAATCTGATGTAGGATTTAGCATTTCTGGCATTGGTGCTGACCCATCATAGTGGTTAGTTTAACAATCGTAGGGGGAGCTTCGGCTCCCTCTACACAAATTTAAGGAATAAAAATGAGTAATACAGTTGCAAATACATGGACTAAAGGAAATAAAGTTACTGCAGTAGGCACAGCAGTTAATCCTTTTAACACAAGGAGCATTGTTATGCAATGGAATCAACCTGTAGATGATAGTAATAATGATGAAATATTAACTCCTATAATAGACATTCCATTAAACAAAGCAAAAAATTTGATAATATGTTGTAATACCGAAGCTCTTAATTGGGGAAGTACAGCTATAGATGTTGTTATATATGGTTCTAGTACTAACAATGAAACACTTTCAAAATGGAAAAAGTTATATGAACCTAGTAGTTTAACAGCTGCTACTATAAGAGCAATGGAAGATGTAGTAATATATGATTTGGAAACAAGAGGAGTTATGCCATATATGAAAATAGGAGTTACTCCTGCGTCTGATATAGGCGCTAGAGATATAGGTTTTACTATTTTTACAACGGACCATTAATATGGCGAAAAAATTAGCAAATGTATTTTCTAGCAGTATAGGTAATCCTTGGCACAGTCAAGTAAAGCCTGACACTAGAAGGAAGTTAAATCTAAAGAAAAAGGTTAAAAAATAATGTCAGTTAATGCTACAATAGGAAATAGAATTGCAGATTTAATAGGAGATACTTATTCTACTATTCCTAGTAATAGTTACAAAGACCTTATTAATGCTGCATTTAATGAATGTGCAGATGCTATAAAACCTGAGCTTCTTTTAAAATACTCACGTACACCTGGAGCTTTAACAGAGGCATCTACTTGGTTAGTAGAAGATAGAAAGATTCTAAAGGTAACTAGAATTGATGCTGATAGCAATGGAATAGAAAGAGAATGTAAACTTCTTAGTGTGACTGAATTTTCTCAAGCAAAAGATTCTGCTAGTATAAGTTATGCTACAGCATATAGTCCTGTATATACATTTGACGATAATAATGACGGAGCTGCATCTTTATCAATTTTTCCTGTTTGTAATAACAATGGTCAAACTGGGAAAATATGGTATTTTGCATATGCATTAGCTACTACAGATTTAACAGGAGTTAATACAACTACTTTAAATACTCAGTATTATATGCCTAGTGAAATAATACATGCTATAGTTCTTAAATCTTGTATAAATATATTACAAGCTTATATGAGTAATCAAATACAAGATGAAGAAGATTCTGAAATAGTTCAATTATTACAAGCTCAATTAGCAGGATTGCAACAAGATTATCAGCAAGAAATATCTAGGTTTATGTCAGACCAAGATGGGAGTGCAGAATAATGACTACAAAAGAAATGATAGAATTAATTCAACAACATCACGCTGATATGAATGAAGTAGAAGCAATAAAGCTTTTAAACAGAGCAAAAGATGATTTTTGTGCTAAAACAGAAATAATTAAAACTAAATATACAAATGTGTCAGATGGAGAAAGTACTACTACAGCAGGAAGAAGATATTATAGTTTGTCTAAATATATATTAAAAATAAGAGATGTATGGTTAAACGATGTTAAGATACCTAGGATAATAGGTAAACCTATAATAGATGATGATACATCAGAGAGTGATTAATGGCTAAAAAGAATAGATATTGGTTTATAGATAATTCAACTAGTACTCTTAGAATGGGTATTGTTGAAAAAGCAACTAACGCTACAACTAAAGATGGCTGGACAAGTGAATATAAATCTATAACTGAAGCCAAAGATATAACAGTTGAAGCTATTATAAGAGACACAGATTTGGCAATAAATGCTTTAACTGCTACATGGACGCAAATACCAGAGCAGTTTCATGAAGCTATGGTATTTAAAGCAATATCTATGGGTTATAAGAAATCTGAAGGTTTTAATATAGAAAGAGCTCAATTTTTTGATGCAGAATATCAGAATATTTTAAAAGAGGCTAAGAAATATTCTAGAAGTAATTATACAACAACAAGTTCTATTAAGCCTCATGAATTTTAACAGGAGAGATAAATGGCTACATTAAGTGTAACTCATCAAGAGTCAATCACAATAAATAACACTCAATATGGCGGTACTAATAGCTTTAGTATTACAGGAATTAACAATGTGATTAAAAGAGTTATAACAGTAGCTGCTAATAATGATACAACTTTAGCGTCTTTTCATTCAGACCAACATGATGATGACATGACTATAGATGTTGAAAATGTAAAATACGTAAGATTAACAAATCTTGACGGAAGTAATCTAATTAATTTAAACTTTCAATTAGATGCAGGAGAAGATGATAGTGCAGCAGATGAATCAGCTAGTTTTCAATTATTAGCTGGGCAAAGCTTTATAATGGGAGATGCAGATGATTGCATGTCCGTTGATGATGATGCAGCTACTCCAGATTTTACAATGCATCCACTAGAGAGTATTATAGTAGATTCTGGTGCAAACGCAGTACAAGTAGAAATGCTTATAGCTACCGTATAATATGAAATTAGGCGACTTATTATTATTAAAAGGTTATATAAATAAAAAACAATTAACCTCTGCATTAAGTAAACAAGCTGAAGAAGCTATTACTTATAATAGGTCAGTGCCATTAGGAAAAGTTTTAATAGAAGAAGGTCATGTAACTGTAGATGAAGTAGCAGAAGCATTAAACGACCAACAACAAGAAATAAGTAAGGAAGTTAAAAAGAAAGAGACAAAAGTTATGGCTACAGAAATAGGTGAAGATAGTAAGTTTACATTTGACTTAAAATTTATGGTTACAATAGGAGCTGTTATAGTATCAGCTTGTGCTACGTATTTTAGCATACAAGGTTCTATAGATGAATTAAAATCTAATAATAGCCCTAATAGATTAGAATATGACTATCTTAAAGGTGAAGTAGATAATATAAAAGCTACTGGTGACTTAAAGATTATTACATATCAACTTGAAGAGTTTAAAAGCACATTTTCTGAAATAAAAACATTAGCTAGTCAATTAACACCTTTAGCTTCTGACTTAGAATATATTAAAGCTGAAATAGAATTGCTTAAAAATAAGAAAGTTCCTAAAGTTGATTTGTCTGGAATTGAATATAAGTTAGATAATTTGTCAAATGATATGACTAATATAGAAGAAAGAATGACAAAGCTTGAAAATAAAAAAGATGGAGGAAGATTCTAATGCCAAAAGGAAAAGGTACATATGGAACAAAAAAAGGTAGACCACCTAAAAAAGGTAAATCTAAAATGAAAAAAACTAAAACTTATTCTCCTAAGAAAAAAGCGAGAAGAAGTTCATGAATTATGCAAGAGCTATTTGTTATTTATTTACGTATGTTAGTTTACTTTGTGCTGGGCTATTTGATAACTCGACTTTATATGTTAGTGGTTCAATGGGTACACCCTATGTAAAAGGAAATGTAGAACTTGAAGATGATTACAATTATACGATAGGACTAAGGAAAATAGCTTTATTTCCTTATCAATCATCTAAAAAGTTTTACAAAGGTAATGAATCAGCACTTAGTGATAATGCTTTATTTGGTGCTGTAGACGGCCTAGAATACCTTTTTTCAGCGAGTTCTG